CCCCATTACTAATGTTTTACCTGTAGAAGATACAGACGGGTTCATTGAACCTTCAATCGCTACAACTCCAGTTCCATTTGGAGTTAAAGTAATTGCACCATTTGCACCATTGGTTAAAGTAATACTACCAGCATTGGTTCCTCCGTTAGTGTCTACAATTAAATCATAGGCACCGTTACTAGTAATATCTCCAGCTGTGTCTCCAGCCCCAACAACTATTTCTCCCGTTCCATTAGGAGCTAAATTAATGTTACCATTTGCACCATCTAATAATGTTATGTTTCCAGCATTAGTTCCATTATTTGTATTTAAAATTAAATCTCCAGTACCTTGGGTAGTAAGTGTTGCGTCAGCATCATTATCACCTACTTGAACGGTATCGGCTCCAAGATTAATATCACCTGTTCCATTTGGAATAATATCAATATCAGCACTAGAAGTTGAAACGATATCCTGTCCGTTAACATCTAAATTTCCGCCAAGTTGAGGTGTTGTATCTTCTACAACATTGGCTATAGCTCCTACTGCTGCACCACTTGCGTCTAAATAAACTGCTTTTTCTGAGGGTAGGGTACAAAAAACTTCTTTTGAGCCTGCAGCAAAATCTACTGCGGAATCACTGTTGGAACTTTCCAAAACAGTAGTTCGGGTTAATGTTGAACTATCAGCGTTTAAAGTTCCTAATCCTACTTCCCACTCATTCTCAGTATTTATTGAAATGGCGTAGTAAGTCGTATTATCATTTCCAATTCCAGCAGCAAAAGTTTGAAAACCCCCGACGGCTCCTCCCAGGGTCACGGCTCCCGTGCCTGTTGTTGAAGTTGTTTCTCTTACTCTGTTATTTATTACTAATGCCATATTATGCTACCTGTATAATTGCGGTGGATGCTGCAGCGGCTGGAAATTGAATTGTAAAGTCTCCTGCCGTTGCTACTTTATTTCCACCAAAATCTATAACTAAACAAAGTTTGTTGCTCGCGCTCGTATTATAAATAGCTGCACCTAATGAAGTTAATGTTACACTCGAAAAAACTTCATTGGTAAAATCTACTATAGCCGTATTGCTTCCTGGAACACTCACTGCTTGACCATCTAATGCTTGTCCTCCAGTAGTATAACCCGTACCTGAAGAACTTACTTCATTGGTTGTACTATAGACTGTTGATGATGTTGTATAAGGCGGACCTAAGGTTGTTACATACAAAGCAATGTTAAAGGTATCTCCTCCATTTGCAAAGTTATGCGTGCCTGATAATAGTTCCGATTTAAACGAGTCTGGTATAATATTTGCCATATTTTATTCCTAATCTTGTGTTGGTGGTGGCGATTTAAGAGGCGTTCGAATAACCCCATCCATATATTCGTCCCTGCGTCTTCGACCTTGTTGTTCGATCGCGTACGATTGTAAGGCCTGCTGATACGATTGCTGATAATACTGTATCAAATTTTGCGGACCTTTCAAGTATCCATATGCTTCTAACAAAGAACCATACAAAAGTAAATCCTGATATTTGTTGCTCAGATAAGTTGTCGTTGAATCTGACGTCGTAATACTGTCTGGCTGTTTAATATAAGCCATCGTAATCTCATAAGCGGCATCAGGAGTAGGAGATACAACCCAATAGGTAGCGTCCCAGTTTCCATAGTATTTAGGTAACCCTGATGCTGTTGAAGGAGTATTATAATACTCCGTCATATAAGAAGTATCTTTTTTCTCCAAATAAACATTAACCGTGGGACTTACATTAGTATTAGCCAGTTGAACATAACGAATAATCCTTAAATCACTGGGAACTGTTACATACCGATTTCCAGTGGTGAGAGTAGAAGTGGCATAGAATCGATTGTCATCATTATCCGCTTCTCTATAAATTCTATTTTCTGCATTTTTAGTGATAGTACTACAAATAGCATCTGTTAAAACGGTATCATCTACTTCTGTGTAGCTTCTTAAATCTGTTTTTAAATTTGCAAACGTATATGCCATTATGGTCTATCTCCTACGGGTCCTGCGAAAGCAGGGAATCCTCCTCCTGTTGTAGCACTTGTCGCTGCCGAAGCCAATACAAAAGTATATTGATTGCTAACGGTCTTGGTTGAAGGTTGACCTGGATAATTAACCGTGATGTCAATTGGTGTAATACTATAAGATCCAAATACTTTATCTAAATCATTATGGGCATTAGCCGTACTAGCTTGTGGCGTTAATCCATAAGTCGGTGCAGAAGATCCACGAGTTAAACCTGTCAGCGTATTAGTCGACTTTCCTGTATATTTAATAACTTCACTTAAAGTAAAAGTATTGTCTCCAGCTCTCGTTTGAGCGGCAGTAGGTTTAGTCTGGACATATATATATCCTGAACTTGGAAACGCAGAAGCATCCGTTAAAGCTAAAGATGTAACCGCTGCAGTAATGTCTCCATTCAAAGTGGTTTCTAATTCTAAAGTAGTAATAGAAACTCCTCCCACAGCCTGTTGTACATCTCTGAATCTTACAGCATCTCCACTTGAAAAATTATGACTAGGTTGAGTCACCGTCACCGTTGTACTCACCGTTGTTGTAAAAGGATTATTAGGTAAAATAGTTGGCGTTGGAAAAGCTGTTCGCGCAGGTCTTACCTTGCTCAAAGATATAGAATCCGCGCTTAAAGTTTTTGGTCTAAGTTGAGGTTGTTTGGGTTCATATTCAGAAACATGAACAAAAGCTCCTGTCCATTCAGTAACCATTTCCCTCCAGGGAAACTGTAAGCCTGATCGGTCTGAAATAGCTAATGCGTGTTTTCCCGTTGCATATTTTGGCATTAGATATTTGGATAATAAGCTTTCGGTGTTATGTACGTACTCGCTGCTGATCCATCCTCCTGTAAAGCTCGTGCTAATTCATCTTCGTATAATAATTTAAAGGGTTGTGTTTTTTCCATTCTAAATTTTTGTGATAAATAATAAGCTAAGCCCGAGACCATACAAGGGATAAAACGATAAGGAACATCGGTAGCATTGGAATACGTTCCTGCATCCTGAATTCTTTTAACAAAAAAGATGTGTAAATTTTTAGCCGCATTACTAGCGTCTGGAGTTGGATAGATAGTCATCGTTACTCTATCTACAAAACGTTGAACCCAATAATTACTAGGAGTGCCTTCGGATTCTTTATTTGCGTATCCTGAATAAGTAGAACGATCTACTTTACCAAGAGCTGCGTCTGATTGAGTATTTCCTGCCATGTTCGTTCGTAATGAACATTGTTCTATATCCGAGAAACCTGGAACATAATTGGTAACGGCTACGCCATCAGAATGGGTTGCTGCTGTTGTACTATGAGCTCCACGTGTCACACCCGTTAATTCACTACCACTAAAACCTACATAGGTAATATCTTCAGTACCAATTCTAATGGTACCTTGATTATTCATTCCTGTAATAGAATCCAAAGTGATTCCACTGGTAGCGCTGGTGCTACTGATCGCTCCATCTAGAGTGGTATTAAGTCCATTAGATTTTTGCAAAGCTGCCGCCCCAGTCGTGGGCATGTCGGAAGGGTATCTATAAAAATTAAATTCTTTTTCTCCTTGGGTCAAAGTAAGATTTAAAGTTCCTACTTCCCAATAATGCAATCCTCGATTTCCCCATTCTTGAAAAAGAATGTTGAGTGATCGTCTCGCCGCTCTTAATTGATAGCCTGAAACATTAGGAAAACCTACTCGTTCAAAAGCTTCTTCAATAATATCGGCAATTGTAAAAGTTTTCCCAAATGTATAACTGTCTGAGGTTGTGTTAGGCAATGTTTACCTCCTAACCTGCTGTTAGGCCAGCCGCAGAATACTTATCAGAAAATAATGTGTAACCAGCTACGTTGGTTTTAGTTTTACAATAAACTCCTTTTGGAAATAAAAGACCACCTCCAAAATTAAGTGTAAATACTTCTCCAGTAGGAACATCTACATTTATTATAGTATCCCCACTATTTGAAGTAGTGGTTAATTCTAAAACACCAGCGCCGCCTCCATCAGAAGCAACTGAGAGTGAATAAACTCTTACATTAGATGCAATAATTGCACTTGCTCCTGCTGCTGCAGCTGATCTTGTAGCCTGGATAATCGGTTGTGACATAATTTAATCTCCTTAGTCGTGAGCTCCCGAAGGAGCTCACATTTTATTTATTAACTTACCGCTGCGCTAAAACAAGTAGCTGGTGTTGAAGTGCATCCAGTATGGACGGAAACCGACCATTTACCTGAAGCAAGAACTGTGCAAACTATTTTTGCATAAGTTACACCACCCGTTGTACTACCATTTAATGTGATAGTGTCTGATGCTGCTACTGTTTCAAATCCAACAACATTGTCGGAAGAGTCATCAATAAAGAATGCACCTCCACTCATAGTATCATCGGAATTCGCCACTTGAACAACTAAATCTCCAGTTTTCGTAATCGAATTAATAATAGTAAAAGTTGCACCAATGTTATTGGCGTTATTTAGGTCTGGTCCTGGTCCTGCAACTCCAGAATCAGCAGTCGCATTTGTTGCAGGTAGCGTATAAGTCACTGCTCCAGCAGCATCATTATGTACAATTCTACCCGCATGGGTAGCAACTGTTAATGAGGTACTTGAGTCAGCGTCTATAACGTTAGCTGGACCTGTGTTGTAAAATCCTTTTTTGGATATTACTGGTCCCGCAAAGGTTGTATTTGCCATAATTATAATCCTCCTAGTTAATGTAGATCTAGTCTCTAGGCCGTCGACTATACGCGTCTAGATCTAATTAATAATTGTATAGTACTTAACCTATACTCCAAATTTAAATTTGGCGCAAGTGATCTTGTAGTAAAAAATTGATTTTTGATAGCGCTTAAGTGGCTATCGAAACTTCGCTCTTGGCGTCTTCTATTTTAGTTTGAATAGTTGCTTGTTCAAACTCTTTGGCAATGATCTCTTTAACAATTTCCTGAATTTTTTTATCAATATAGGACATGTTAATATTATACTTGCCCTCCTTCAGGTGTTCCTGTTGCCATTCTAACTCCAAGGACTTCTTTTGTATGTACAGGTCTTGGGTCATTTATAACCTCCTCATAGGTTATCCATTTACCACGTTTTGTGGTAAATCCATCTTTCTCCAGTTTTACCTCATTTTTTCCTAGTTTGTCAAGGATTGATTTTTCAATACCTATGGCACTATCTTCACACGTAACATTAAAGCTCGCATAATAGCCATGATATCGAATTTGTATTCTGAAGTTTTTCATATTTCTATCTTTATAAACGAAATGAGGCCGTTTTGAGGCGGCCTCATCTCTAATGTTATTACGCTCCTGGTGAACCGTAAATACCTCTAGGGTCTGATACGCCAAAAACGTATCTTTCTCTAGCTTTGTATCTAACGTTGCCAGTATCGAAATCGCCTTCCATTGCAGTTGTCAATGGGGCACGATTGAACATTTTCATGCCATTTGGCACGTCTGTAATGATGTAAAATGCATCAGTATCAGTTAAGAAATTATTCACTCGATATCCTTGAGGAATCATTCCCATAGATTTAGTTGCATTGATATCATTATCAGCTGTTCCCACTCTGCCTTGAGATTTAAATAATCTTTCAGCAGTAAATTGAGTGTTAGAAGGAATGATCATTTTCACTCCTCTAGCAGCAATTTTAAGACCTCGTTCGTCAGTCATTGCAGCAATGTCTATTAAAGCTTGCTCCATTGACGTTTCATTAAGATCTGCCGCAGTTGCTAAAGTATTACTAAATACTCCTGCAATCGTCGGGTGCTCAGTACTAAATAAAGTTACAGCGTCTCCAGTCTTAAAGGTACCTGATGGTAAACCATTAATTAATGGATTGACTGCTTTTACTTCTTTAGCATTGCTCATAGATCTTGCTAAAGCTTTTGTATAACGAGAAGCAATTCTATCGTAGAGGTTATCTTCGATAGCTTCTTCTGTTATCGCAAATGCTAGAGCGATGGTCTCGTTAGTGTAACGTGCTGTAAAAGTTTCTTGAGCTTCGTCATATGATATGCCTTGGCCCTCAGATTTTACATTAGCGTTCGCGAATCCAGATAACATAACTTCTTCTTCAAAAGCTCTGTCAGAGGATTCTTGTACGTATATTTCAGCATGCTGATTTTCATACCGTTTATATTCCAGCCCAAATAGTGCATTTAGGCCAGGTTCTAGTTCTTTGACTAGCTGTGCTCGTGATATTGCCATGTTCTATATGCTCCTATTATGTTGTAGCGTTAACGATCTGATTAGTGTTTTGACACACAATGACTGAACAGAATGCAGCAGTAATATCCTTATTTGAAGGATCTTCCGCTTCTCTAATCAATCGCCATTGGTATGTAGCCACCTCAGTACCACCGATATTCAGAGTCGTAGTAGATACGCCAGTAGAATCTGTTCCACCTGTGTTAGTAAAACACTCGTAAGTTTCAAAGAAGCCTGCACGTGCCACTGCGGCATCTGTAGCAACAACATATTCCTGGAAAGGATAGTCATTGACAAATGCGGTAATGTCTTCGCTATTAGCTGGAGTAATCGGTTGTTCGTACCAGTTAGCCCACGTCGGTTTTTTCGTACTCGTCGCGTTATAAAAGATACCATTTAACACACCTAATACAGGTCTTGTAGCAGGGGTTAATTCAGCAGATGTTACGTACCCCGCAGTGATTTCAATTGCCCCACCGTGATATAAATCAACAGTAGATGCAGCATCAATGTAGTATTTGGAAAGTCCCTGAGTCGCTGGGGTATTACCCAACGTTTCTACGGGAATAAATCCAAACCCTTGCGTGTTACTATTTGCCATAGTTTGTTACTCCTATGTTTACAGTTTTACCTGTAAACGGTTAAAAAATTCGTTGGTAGGGAATTGGTTGTTATCC